TATTTCAACATGGATGGTGATAATTCCATTATGGGTTATCCCAAATCATTGTTGGGCTTCCTGAAGCCTTATATGAAGGCAAGATTCTAAGGGGGTGCTTATATGATTGGTGGCAATATTGAAGCTATTCTTCAGGTAAGCACCACAACCAAGAATGAGATTGGCGAAAAGGTTCCGGCATGGCATGATGTGGTGGAATTTACCGGGTTCATTGATTTGGTTAGTGAAACCACAAACCGGACCACATTCAATGCCAAAATCCAAGAATCAACACATATTTTCATATGCGATTATAAGCCGATTCCAGGCACCATAGATGTTGATGGTAAAACTGTCAAGGTAAGGACAGAAAATGCCAGGATGGTGGCAAATTCGCAGAGATATGATGTGAAACTGATTGATGATCCAATGGAATTGCATAAACACCTTGAAATCTATCTGAAGTATACAGGGGGGCAGTGATATGTCAGTACAGTTTACAGATAACAGTGCTGTTGTAAAAGCTGCCCTTGATGATGCGGTGAAGGCATACCTGTATGAAGCCGGGGGCGAAATTGAAGCCCAGGTGAAACGCAATTCAAGGGTTGGCACCGGACAGCTTAAAAATTCATGGGCCTATAAAGTGGATGAATCAAAAGGGGAATGCGTTATTGGTTCACCTTTGGAAAATGCCATTTGGGAAGAATTTGGAACCGGTGAATATGCTTTGCATGGTGATGGTAGAAAAGGCGGTTGGTATTATCAGGATGATAAGGGCAAGTGGCACCATACCTATGGTAAAACACCACACAGGGCCTTCCAACGTGCTTTTACATCATTGAAGAATGCATTGATTAGTAGGGCTGAACAAGTCCTGAAAGGGAAGATGAAATGACAATTAAGGGATTGAAAATCATATCAGATGCCATGGAAGCCCTTGGATTGAATTATGGATTTGGTGAATATCTCATTGGTGAGGATGAAGAAGCACCGGAAACCTATTTTGTAGGTGAGTATCAGGAGATGGAGCCTGTGTATGAAACCGGTATGCAGGAATCCACCTTCCTGATAACAGGCTTTTCAAGGGGTACATGGTACGCATTAGAACGTGCGAAAGAATCTATAAAAGAATATTTCAATAAGGTAAGCGGAAAGACAGTCATTGTTGAAGATGGAACAGCGGTGGCTGTTTTTTATGCAAACAGCTTTGTTGTTCCCACAGGGAATGACGAGTTGAGAAAGATACAGATTAACTTAGATGTAAAAGAATGGAGTGTGAATTAGTATGGGATTAACAAGTGGTATTACAGCAGGAACACCTAAAAAAATTCCTTTTGGAGCCGGTGTGTACTTTCATGGGGTGACCTATGATGAAAAGGTTGCACCTGCATTGGAAGCTATCAAAAAGGCAATCATTGGTGCTACCCAGGAAGGCGGTTCTTTGACAATTACACCTGAAATCTTTGTACCTGAATTGGATGGTGCATTGGTAGAGTTGGCAGAACTTCAGAAAAAGGTTGGCGAAACAGCAACCATGGAAACATCATTTGCTGAATTGACAGCGGACCTTGCTGCAAAGTCTGTAATCGGCAAAGTCGGTGAAACCACAGACAAGGCCTATGATGTTGTTACATCATCAGATTTTATTGAAGAAGGCCATTTTTATGATGGATTTGGTTTCTATGGTGAGCATTTGGATGGCAGACCTATGATCGTAATCTTTAAGAAGGCTTTGTGTACTTCCGGCTTTGCTATGGAGCCGAAAAACAAAACCAATTCTGTATTCAAGGGAACCTATAAATGTTGTTCTGATGTTGAGTACGGAACCACCAAACTGCCTTATGCAATCTTCATCCGCAAAACTGAAGGTTGGGTAAGAGAAGAAGTTGAAAATGTAGCAGCATAAGAAAGGAAAGATAACCTATGAGCAAAGCAATTAAGGAAGCAAATATTGAAGAAGTAGCAGTGGAAGAAGTAGTGGAAGAAGTGATTGGCAGGCCATACGATTTGAGAAAATTGCAGGATGCAGACCTTTTCCCATTATTGCAGCTTCTTAGAAAGCTAGGCTTCAAGGAAGCCATAGAAATCTATACGAAGTATAAGAACAATGTGAAATTCAATCCGGCTGATTATGAAACGGAACAAGAAGCAAAGAAGGCATTTGATGAACTTAGGGAAAGTCAGGGTAAGGATATGATATTTGAATTTGCAGAATTCATCCTGTCAAAGCTTGATACCCACAGCGATTCTATTTATGAATTCTTTTCAAGATTGGCAGGGGTTCCGGCTGATGATATTAAGAAAATGGAATTCGGTACATTGCCTTTGATGGTTTTTGATTGTATCAGCGAGGTAAAGAACACATCTTTTTTCAAGGTGCTTTTCAAATTGCTTTAATAGGTGAATTTGAATTCATGGACTTGCTGTATTCAAAGTACGCAAGTCCTATTGAATTCATGAATTTGTATATTAACAATGGGCAATTTGGAGAGTTTGTGGAAAATATTATCAGTAAAGAGAATAAGAGAAGGCAGGAAGAAGCGGAAAAGGACAATGAGCAGAAGTTGTGGACACTGTATGTGCATTCTATGACGGATAAATCATTTAATGATTGGAAGGCCCAGGTGCTTCAATCTTCCGGCAATGCATCTGTAGGAAAGGATGCAGATTTGACAGATTCCGATATTGATAAGATTATGAAAAAATTGTTCCCGGAATAATAAAGGGTGAAGCTTATGGAATTGTTTAGATTGCTAGGAACTATAGCAGTAGACAATACAGAAGCGAACAACGCATTGGCAGATACATCACGAAGGGCGAATGATTCAGCAAATGAAACGCAGGAAGCCTTTGGGAAGATTGGCAAGGTGGCAGGTACTATTGCGAAAGGCATAGCAACAGCCGGGCTTGCAATCGGTGGTGCATTTATTGGTGCGGTAGAAGGTACAAGAGAATACAGGGCAGAAATGGGATTGCTTGAATCTGCCTTTTTAACAGCCGGGCATTCTTCAGAGGAAGCCAAAAGGACATATTCTGATTTGAATGCTGTGCTTGGTGATAGTGGGCAAGCGGTGGAAGCATCACAGCACCTTGCCAAGATAGCAGACAATGAAAAGGAATTATCCAATTTAACAGGGATATTGACCGGTGTATATGCCACTTTTGGTGAATCCCTTCCCTTGGAAGGATTGGCTGAAGGCATCAACCACACAGCATCCCTTGGAGAAGTGCAGGGAAGCCTTGCAGATGCCCTTGAATGGTCAGGAATTAGTGTTGAAAGCTTCAATGAACAGCTTGCCGGACTTGCTACAGAGGAAGAAAGGCAAGATTTGATAGTTAAGACCTTGAATGACACATACAGCAAGGCATCTGTGCAATATCAGGAAACCAACAAGGATATTATAGAATCCAGGAAGGCCCAGGAAAGATTGACAGATGCAATGGCAGAGGTAGGCAGAGTGGGTGAGCCGATAATGACAGCATTCAGAAATATTGCTGCAACATTGGCAGAACACCTGGCACCGGCACTTGAAGCAGGAATTGAAAAATTCCGGGATGCTTCAACATGGATCAAGGACAATGAACAGAAGGTGCAAGCATGGATTGGTGTGATTGTAGGAGCCACAACAGCCATTGGAGCATTTATTTTGATAATTTCCTGGGGAAAGATAATGACCGCAGCGGCAAATGCCATCAAGGTGGTAAGAACAGCAATGCTTGCCTTCAATGCAGTATTGCTTGCAAATCCTATTGGCTTGGTGGTGGCAGCAATAGCAGGCCTTGTGGCTGCCTTTTTGTATTTGTGGAAGAATTGCGAATCATTCCGCAAATTTTGGCAGAAAACATGGAACCTGATAAAAGATTCTGCACAAAAAGCATGGAATTCCATCAAAAAAGCCCTTGGAAATATCGGTTCATGGTTTTCTGATAAATTCAAGCAGGTGCAGAAGGCCGGAAAAGATGCTTGGAATGGTATCAAAAATGCATGGAACAGTGCAGGCGAGTGGTTCAGCAGTATGGCATCCAAGATAAAAAATGCCTTTTCAAATATCCCATCATGGTTCAGAAGCAAATTCCAATCTGCATGGTCCGCTATTAAGTCGGTATTCTCAAATTGGGGTTCCTTCTTTTCCGGTTTATGGGGCAAGGTGAAGGCGAAATTCGGTTCTATCGGCACTTCCATTGGCACAGCCATGGGAAATGCGGTGAAAAAGGGCATGAATGGGGCCTTATCCAAGGTAGAAGGAGCCATTAACAAGGGAATAGGGCTGATAAACAGTGCTATCCGGCTTGCAAACAAGCTTCCCGGCATCAATGTTGGTACAGTAGGCAAAATAAGCCTTCCCAGGCTTGCAAGGGGCGGTGTTCTTGAAAAAGGGCAGGTGGGCTTGTTAGAAGGTACCGGTGCTGAAGCGGTGGTTCCTTTGGAGCATAACCGGGCATGGCTTTCCAGGGTTGCCGAGGATTTGAACGAACTACAAATGAGAAATCCGCAACCAATCAGCAATGAAGCGGTGGTGGCGAGATTAACAAGAATAATTGAATTATTGGAACAGATGCTTGGAATGAAAGTATATCTTGATTCCGGTGCCTTGGTTGGTGAATTAGCACCTGCCATTGATGCAAGGATGGGCAGGATGTACAGAAGGACAAGCAGAGGAATTTAAGGGGCTGATATTTTATCAGCCTTTTTTTAGTATACGAAAGAAGGGGGTGAAGCCCTTATGGAACTATTTAGGCTATTAGGAACAATAGCTATTGAAAACAGTGATGCAATGGAAGCCATTGATGAAACAACGGAAAATGCTGAAGATTCATCAAACAAAATGGTAAAAGCATTCAAAAAGATTGGTGCAGCAGTTGTTGCAGCATTTGCGGTTGATAAGATATTGGATTTTGGCAAGGCTTGTTTAGACACAGCAGCAGAACTTCAGGCAACAGAATCACAGTTTACACAGGTGTTTGGCGATTTGGAAAGCAGTGCATCTGAAAGCCTTTCTGAAGTGGCAAGGCAAGCAGGCATTGTTGAAAATCGAATGAAAGGAAGCTTCACAAAGATTGCTGCATTCGCAAAAACAACAGGCATGGAAACTGATGATGCCTTGGCATTAACAGAACGTGCAATGATTGCTGTTGCGGATAGTGCAGCCTTCTATGATCGAAGCTTGGAAGAAACCACAGAAAGCTTGCAATCCTTCCTGAAAGGAAATTATGAAAACGATTCTGCACTTGGTTTATCATGTACGGAAACCACAAGAAATGCAGCAGCTAACAAATTGTATGGCAAATCATTTCAGGAACTATCTGAAGCACAAAAGCAGTTGACCTTATTGCAGATGGTAGAAGATGCAAACGCAGCTTCCGGGGCATTAGGACAGGCCGCAAGGGAATCTGACACATGGACCAATCAGGTAGGGAACCTGAAGCAAGCGTGGAAGGATTTTGAAGCAATCATTGGTGCAACATTCCTTCCGGTAATGATTGGCTTTATAAAAAGCCTATCTGACAAGGTGCAGGCAGCAAATGAAAAGATAGTGGCATTCAATCAGTGGTGTTCAGAGAATGAAACATTGGTTGCTGTGTTATCTGTAGCACTTGCCACACTTGCCGGGGCTGTCGCAGCATACAACATAGTTATCAACGCAGCGACTATTGCCACAACACTTCACACAACAGCTACAACCATTGCAACAGCAGCAACATCAGCATTTGGTGCTGTGTTGGCATTTATTACTTCACCAATAACATTGGTTATTGCTGCTATTGGTGCATTGGTAGCTGCCGGTGTTGCCCTTTATAAAAATTGGGATACAGTGAAGAACTTTGCAAATTCTTTATGGGAAGGCTTGAAAAATACTTTTGGCAAAATCAAAGAAACCATAACAGATATAATGACAAAAGCAGCAGATACAGTGAAGGGGGCAATTGAAAAAATCAAAGGCTTCTTCAAGTTTGATTGGTCTTTCCCTAAGTTAAAGATGCCACATTTCAAAATATCCGGTTCATTTAGTCTTGATCCACCTTCCGTACCAAGTCTAGGCGTTGAGTGGTACGCAAAGGGCGGTGTGTTGCATGAACCAACAATATTTGGTATGAATGGCAGCAAAGCAATGGTAGGCGGTGAAAGTGGCCCTGAAGCAGTGGCACCAATAGAAACCTTGCAACAGTACATCAGGGATGCGGTAAGGGCAAATGATACAACCTTATTGAATGCAATCAATAGTGGTTTTGATAAGTTATCGGAATTGCTTTTAACGTATTTACCTGGCATAGCAAATATGAAGTTGGTTACAGATACAGGTGCATTGGTTGGCGAATTAGCACCGAGAATGGATGAAGCCCTTGGAATACTAGCACAAAGGGATGAAAGGGGGATTGGATAATGAAAGGTGTATTATTTGGCGAAAAGCACAGCTATAGAGATTTTGGCCTTATATTATCATCCAAGGTTATCAGCCCACCACAGCCACAGACAAAGCTTGTGGATGTTCCTTTGCGTGATGGTTCAATAGACTTGACAGAATCCCTTACCGGTGATGTGAAGTATAAGGATAGAAAAATCACTATCACATTTACTGTGATTGATCCGGTAAATATGTGGAGTGACAAGGTATCAAATATTGAAAACTATCTGCATGGTAGAAGGATGAAAATTGTTTTTGATGATGATTGTGCATTCTACTATGTCGGTAGGGTTGCTGTGAAGGATTGTAAAAGCCAAAAAGGATATGGAACACTTGTGATTGAAGGCACCTGTGAACCTTACAAATATGATGTGCAATCCACTTCTGAAGATTGGCTGTGGGATATATTCGACTTTGAAACCGGGTATATTTCCGAAGCTTCAGGAATTGTTGTGGATGGGCAAGCGGATATTGTGATTGTTGGCAAGCGAAAGCAAACCTACATGACAATAACAGCTTCCGCAGAAATGACAATGGAATATGAAGGTACAGCCTACATCATCAAGGAAGGCACACAGAAGCTTTATGATGTGATATTGCCGGAAGGTGAAAACAAGCTTTCCTTCACAGGAACAGGAACAGTAACAGTAGATTACACAGGGGGAAGCCTATAATGTACAAAGTATTATGTGATAATGCTTTGATGTGCGATTCAAGAATAGAAGAACTTGCTTTGATAAATCCGGTTGTAAAATTGGAAGAAAACAAAGCAGGTTCTTTTTCTTTTACAATCCCACCGGTGCATCCATCCTATGACACTATACAAAAAAGAAAAACAATAGTGGAAGTATATTTGGATGATGAAGAAGAACCGGTTTTCAGTGGAATGTGCATTGAAGCAAAAGTGGATTTTTACAAACAGAAATATATTTATTGTGAAGGTGAATTGTCTTACCTGAATGATTCTATCCAAAGGCCTGCAAAACATCAGGTTTACACAGTAAGGGGATTGTTAGAAACCTACATTGAAAACCACAATGCCCAGGTTGAGGAAAGCAAGCAATTCCAGGTGGGTGTTGTCACAGTGGATAATCCGAGTGAACACATAATTTGCTACACCAACATGGAAAATACCTTAAAATCCATCAAGAAAGATTTGGTGGATGATTTGGGTGGTATTATACGCATCCGGCATCAGGATGGCATCCGGTATATTGATTATTTGGCAGAAAGTCCAGGTACAAATAGTCAAGAAATTAGATTAGGTGAAAACCTAGTTGATTTTACATCAAATATTGATTCAAGCGGAATTGCAACAGCAGTCATTCCTTTGGGTGCAAAGTCTGAAGAAATTGTTGTGGAAGGCTTGGAAACAAGGCTTACAATCGAATCTGTCAATGATGGTTGCGATTATGTACATAGTGCAGAAGCAGTGGCGAATTATGGGTGGATTTACAAAACAATAAGCTTTGACAATATTGTTGAACCGGGATTGCTGAAAGCCAAAGGTGAAAAGTATTTGACAGAAACACAGTTTGAAAACGTGGTTATTGAAGCAAAAGCAATAGATTTGCATTTTGCAGATAATGATGTTGTAAGAATGAAATTATCAAACCAAAGCAGGGTAGTGTCTACACCACATGGATTGAATAAGTATTTCAGGCTTACCAAGCAAACATTGAATCTGAACAATCCTGAAAGTGATACTTTCACGTTTGGAAAAAGTGAAAAGATGCCATTATCAGCAAAAAACACACAAGCAATATATGAATTCCATAAGTTAGCTGAAAGCATAGTGCCACCTAGTAAAATTTTGAATCAGGCAGTGGAAAATGCCACAGCGTTGATTACTTCAGCAATGGGTGGTTATGTGGTAAAAACCAATGAAGAATTGCTTATTATGGACACACCGGACATTGAAACAGCAACAAGGGTTTGGCGGTGGAATATAAATGGCCTGGGTTATTCTTCCACAGGTTATGCAGGACCATATGCCCTTGCAATGACAATGGATGGCAGCATTGTTGCAGATTTCATTGCATCCGGCACCATGTACGCAGACAGAATCAAAGGTGGAACATTAACAATTGGCGGTGCAGATGGCAGTGATGGGCAATGTGTTGTGCTTGATGCAAACGGAAATGAGGTTGCAAGGCTTGATAAAAATGGCCTTACATCATCAAGTGCGAGAATCACCGGTGGAAACATCAATATTTCATCTGTCATTCAAGGGAATGTACCGATTAAATTCACCGGAACAGATGGGCGAACAATTGAAATTGATCCATACAGCACAAGGATGAAAAGCAATGAAGGCCTTTATGTTGAATTGAATGTAGGTGGATTGGCAAGTGGCACATACTTTGGGGGTGAGTACACACCAAAAGCAAGCCTTACATTTGATGGTGCAATATCTTCACAATATGCATATGACAACGTTGTTTCTGATTCTCCAAATGTGGTTGTTGAAGGCAATGGATTGTTCAAACGTGCATCATCATCAAGCAAGCGGTACAAGGTGGATATTACAGATGCCATAAGCGAAGAATTGAATCCTGAAAAGTTGTATGAAATGCCTGTGAAAATGTACAAGTACAAGGAAGGGTATTTGGCAAAAGGTGATTCCAAGGAAGGCAAGGATATAATTGGTTTCATTGTTGAAGATTTAGAGGATGTGTACAAAGCTGCTGTGCAATACAAAGATGGCAAGCCTGAAATGTGGAATTCAAACATATTGATTCCTGCCATGTTGAAGCTGATTCAGGAACAAAATGAACGTATTAAACAAATAGAGGAAAGGTTAGGTGAATTTAATGGCTGATATACAAAGTTATTTGAATGAGATAAGCAATGCACGATATGGCAAGGATGTAAGAAAAGCTATGCATGATGGCATTAAGGCGATCAATGAAGAAGTGGTTGAATGCAGTAAAAATGTTGCAGAATACACCGGGCAGATTGGACAGCTTTCTAGTGAGATTGAGAACGTAGAAAATGATAGCATGACAGTTATTTACGAAACTATTGCTAATTCAAATTATGCAAATACACTATTAAGCAATGCCAATGATGCAAAGGTAAATACTGTATATAGAGTACAGACCACAGACGGAACAAAGATAACCAATTTACCAGACGTTGATTATAACAACAATGTTTATTTTTTGGTTACTCTTTCGAACGTCACTCTTTATGGAAAAAAATCAAAAACACAGTATTTCTTTAAAGATGATTTAACAGAAGTTTACAGCAGAGTGTTTTTTGATGGCACATGGTACGCATGGAATGAAAATGCAGATAATGGTATCAATGTAATTGAACAGACTATTTATAAATCTAGTTTTGTAAGTAGTTTGTTATCAGATGCAAACAATGCAAAAAATAATTCTATTTACAGAATACAGACCATTGATAATACAATAATTCCTAATTTGCCAAACGTGAATTATAACACAGAAGTATACTTCTTGATTACCTTTTACAATATGGGTGACGGAAAAGTATCAAAAACACAGTATTTTGTAAAAGACGATTTATCAGCAATATATAATCGTGTTCATTATGATGGTGTATGGTATGAGTGGAAAAACATCACCGACAAAGAAGAAGAAATTGTTGTTGGTGCAAATCAGCAATACACTTCTTTAAAATCAGCTATTGAGTACGCATATGCAAGGGGTAACGTTACTGTAAGAGTATTAGATGGCGAATATGACATAGTATCAGAATATGGTGGTACGTTAAGTGGTATAGGTTTAATGCTTGGAAATAACGTAAAATTATACTTCTCACCAAAAGCAAAGGTTCTTTGCAATTATATTGGTGGTGATGGAAAGATACAGAATGATTTTTCTGTTTTCAATGCAGGGGATGGGGATTTTGAAATCCATAATTTAAACATTGCATGTAAAAATACACGTTATTGTGTACATGACGAATTGTATTCAGCAGAGGGATTTCGTATTCATAAATACGTTAATTGCAATATGTATTTGGATAATAGAGAAAGTCAGCATTTTGATAAATACCGTCAATGTATTGGTGGTGGACTTGGTACAGAGTGCCTGATATTGATTGAGGGTGGAAACTATAAGAGCGAGGATTGTACTTCTCAATTTGGTACTATTAGTTATCACAATGGTTCTTCAGCAGAATGTAAAAGCAAAATTGTTGTAAAAGATGTTTACTTTGATGGTGAAGATTCAACCATTCGTTTCGGCTATTATGGTGACAGCACAGAAATTACAGATTGCTATGTAAGTGGTTGTAGTATGAGTGCAACACCTATAGTAAGAGCAGAAAGTGACGCTTATTCTAATGTAAACATGGTAATGAAAGCATGGAATAATGAAATCAGACAGTAGTCAACAATCGAAACAGATTTAATTACAAAAGATAACCTTGCAAATGGCAAAGAAAGTGAGGTTATCAATGAAAGGTATTAGATTTGGAAATTATCATTCCTACAATGATTTTTCCTTGATTTTATCTAACAAAACCATAGGAACACCATCACCAAAAACGGAAGAAATTGATATTCCGGGCGGTGATGGTGTTTTAGATTTGACAGAGTTTTTTGGTGAAGTGAAATACAGCAACAGGGAATTGTCTTTTGAGTTTTCAACAATGGTTCCCCAGGATGAATTCATGAACCTATTCACAAGGGTGCAAAATGCCTTGCATGGTCAGAAGATGCAGATTGTATTGGATGATGATGCGGAATGGACCTATTTTGGCAGGATAACAGTATCAGAGTGGAAAGCAGAAAAGAGCATTGGCAAGCTTACCATTGATTGTGATTGTGAGCCATACAAGGCAAGGCTTGGTGACACAGTTATATTTCAGATGGTAGAAGGTGAAGAAGTCAGTGTGAATTTGCCGAATGGTAGAAAAGCTGTGGTTCCTTTGATAGATATTACAGGAAACGTGAATTTGACCTTTGGCACAAACTTTTGGGCATTGACAGAAGGAAGATATGAATTGCCTGCTGTCCGGCTTGTGAATGGTGACAACACTGTTTTATTAAGCGGAACCGGCACAGCAACCTTCACATATCGTGAAAGGGGGCTGTAGGCATGTATCAGGTATATTGTGACAGCTTCCTTTTGTACAATGACCAAATGGAAGGGCATAAAATCTTCAATCCCAAGGTGGAATTGGAACTGAACCAAATAGGCAAGTTTGATTTTGACATATACAATGACCATCCATCCTTTGACCATCTGCATAGGCTTAAATCAATCATCCAGGTATATCAGGATGATTTTTTGTTGTTCCGGGGAAGAATCCTGAACGATACACAGGGCTTCTACAATGAAAAGAATGTGGAATGTGAAAGTGAGTATGCCTTTTTGGTAGATTCCATTCAAAGGCCCTATGATTTCACCGGAACACCGGCAGAATTGTTTGCACTGTTTATCAATAACCATAATGCCCAGGTAGATGCAAGCCATCAATTCAAGGTGGGAAATGTCACTGTTACTGATCCAAATGATTATATCAGCCGGAGTGATTCAGAATACCTGAACACATGGGATTCCATACACAAGAAGTTGATAGACACATTAGGCGGTTATCTGTGGATTCGGCATGAAGCGGATGGTGTGTATATTGATTACCTGGCAGAATTGAACTTCCTGGCACCGCAGGCAATAGAGTTTGGCAAAAACCTATTGGATTTGAAAAGGGAAACCAAAGGGGAAGATATAGCCACAGCAATTATTCCCTTGGGAGTGAAGGAAGAAGGCAGTGAAAACCGGCTGAATATATCGGCTGTGAATAATGGTGTTGATTATGTGTATAACCAGGAAGCGGTTGATACATATGGGTGGATATTCCGGGTGCAGATTTGGGATGATGTGACAGAAGCAAGTAATCTATTAACCAAGGGCAATGCATTCCTTCAGGAGCAGATAAAAATGCTGTACACCATAGAATTGGATGCAGCGGACCTTGCCACAGTGGATAAAAGCATTGAATCCTTCCATCTTGGCACACAGGTACAGGTGACAACCAATCCGCATTCTATCAATCAATTATTCTTGGTTTCCAAACTGTCAATAAATCTGCTTCAGCCTGCTTCCAACAAGCTTACCTTGGGTGATGCGTTTTATACCCTTACGGAACAAGCTACAAGGGGGCAAATAGCCACAGAAAACAAAATGGTGAATATTTCTGCATCCATGCAGGAAAGTGTCTTAAATCGGCTTATAGAAACAGAAACAAAGCTATCTGCACAAATTGAAACATCAGCAGAAGGCATCACAACAGCAGTGATGGATGAAGTATATCTGAAGGATGATGTGGATGCCCTTGTTTCTGCTGTATCAACACAAGTGACACACACCGCAGAAGAAGTGGAAATAAGGTTCACTGACTTTTCACAGGATATTGAAGCAGTTGCAAATGGCACAGCAGCACAATTTGAGGAAATAAGCAAATACATCCGTTTTGTGGATGGAAATATAGTCCTGGGGGAAGAAGGAAACACTTTGACCTTGCGGATTGATAATGACCGAATTTCCTTTTTGGATTCCGGGGCAGAAGTGGCATATTTCAGCAATAATAAATTGCATGTTACGGATGGGGAATTTCTTCATTCACTTCAGCTTGGCAATTTTGCATTCCTTCCCAGGGAAAATGGCAACCTTTCATTCACCAAATTATAAGTAGGGGGCATAGTTATGGCAACATCAAGTGCAATGTCAACTACAAATGATAAAATCAAGTATAAAATCACGATAACGCAAAACAGCCAAAGTGTGGCAAATAACACTTCCAATGTCACTGTATCTGTCCGGGTTTATCGTACAAATACCGGATATACCACATATGGCACCGGAACAGTGTATTGCACCATCAATGGCACACAGTACACAGAAGGAATCACATCTTCTGACAAGATAACATCATCAGGAATTGTGATATTCACCAAAACATTGAATATTGCCCACAGTGCAGATGGAAGCAAAACCTTGGCAACATCCGCAAGAATAACACATGATCAGTTTTCTTCAAGTAGTCAGAGTTATTCGCAGAAGTTGACAACCATACCAAGGGCAACAACACCTACATTGTCGGCATCTTCAGCGAATATGGGTGCAAGCATTACCATCAATATGCCAAGGGCATCAAGCAGTTTTGAGCATACCTTGACATATAAGTTTGGAAGTGCTACAGGCACCATAGGAAGTGAATTGGGAACAAGCAAGGCCTGGACAGTGCCTTTATCCTTGGCTTCACAGATTCCAAATGGTACATCCGGCACCTGCACCATCACTTGTAAAACCTATAATGGAAGCACCTTGATTGGCACCAAAACTGTATCTTTTACAGCAAAGGTGCCTTCTTCAGTTGTGCCAAGTATTTCTGCCCTGACAGTTGCAGAAGCCACTACAGGGCTTGCAGCACAGTTTGGGGCCTATATTCAGAATAAGTCAAAGCTGAAGGTGACAATCACCGCAGCCGGGAGTTATTCAAGCACCATCAAATCATACAAAACCACAGTTGCCGGGAAAAGCTACACTGCAAGCAGCTTCACATCCGGTGTGCTTACTTCTTCCGGTACTGTGACAATATCAACCACAGTGACCGATTCAAGGGGCAGAACAGCAACGAAAAGCAGTACAGTGTCAGTATTGGCCTACACAGCACCGAAAATCAGCACATTTTCAGCACAAAGGGCAAATGGGCTTGGTTCGGCAGATGATGAAGGCACAATGGCACTTGCAAGAATCAAATTTGCAGTATCAGCCCTGGGGAATAAGAATGCTAAAAGCTATAAAGTCGAGTACAAGCCCAAATCAAGTGACACCTGGGAGCAGGCAGCAACAGGAAGTGTATATTCTTATGATTCCAATATGCTTCTGAATATCAACCTGAACACAGATGCTTCATATGATTTGCGGTTGTCGGTGGAAGATTCTTTTGGAACCACAACAGCTTTTTCAGAGGTTGCAACAGCCTTCACCTTGTTAGATTTCCATTCAGGTGGTAAGGGCTTGGCATTTGGGAAGGTGTGCGAAACGGAAGATGAAATTGAATTTGATATGGATGCGAATTTCTACCGCAACATTCAGATGGGTGGATGGAAAAAGACCAATGATGAAAAGAACATATACATACAATCAACGGAAGATGCAGAGAATGTCCACAATTGCAAATTGTATGGCGGAAGTGGTACAAGCCCTACTTCTATTGGTTGTTGGGATTCTGCCCGGAACCATGGAATATGGCGGTATTTGAGTGGTACACAGAATCTTGTCTTTGATGCCAATGTGAAGGTGACAAGGGCAAATGGCGGTGATGAATTTGTGACGAGTGATCCGGTGACACATGGAAGCAGAAGCGGAAAGGTGCATTTTTCAAATGGCCTTCTGATTCAGTGGGGTGTGGAAACCATCACACCGGTAAAGGACACACCAACAGCCAAGGCGGTGAAGTTTTCAACAGCATACACATCTGTGCCAATGGTCCTGACAACAGCAATTACCACAGTGCCAGGCACATCTGTTTCAGGGGATGCAGCAGCAAATATCACAGTATCAGGATTTGATGCCTATGTGACAAGAAACGGAACCACAAATACATCTGTAGGATGGGTGGCCATAGGCTACAAAGCATAAAAAATACTATACAAAAGAAAGGGATAATCAACATGGAAGGAATTATATCAGCAGTTATTACAGGGGGCCTTGCACTTGCAGGGGTTATTTTCACAAGCATTTCAAGCAACAAAAAGATTGAGCATAAGTTAGAAACAGCCCAGGCAGTGACAGATTGCAAGATTGAGGAATTGACAAGGGAAGTCCGGGAGCATAACAATTTTGCCCACCGGATGCCGGTTGTGGAAGAACAGATTAAGGTGATAAATCATAGAATTGCTGATTTAGAGAAAGCACAGTAGTAAATGGGGCAGGTGGAAACATCTGCCCTTTTTTATTGCCCTTTTGTGCATAATATTGTACATAATCATGTACATTGGATATACTGTATATAAAGGTGGTGATAAAGTGGAAATTCTGCCAATCAGTGCAATGCGTGATACTAACATGATCAGTGAGATATGCACACAGCAAAAGGAGCCGGTATTTATCACAAAGAATGGCACCGGGCATCTTGTGATATTGGAACATGGGGAGTATATCCGCATGAAGGAAGAAATGCGACTTTACAAAGCTGCTGTTGATTCCATCAAGAAGTACAAGGAACAAGGGGAAGAATTAAGGGATTTTGATGATTTCATGGGGGAAATAGAGAGAGAATATGCGAATAAAAATAACGGAAGAAGCACAGAGTGATTTCAGGGATATGTTTGCTTACTACTATGAAGAAACCCAGGATGCAGAGTACACAAGAAAGATTATTCAGGATATAAGGGGAAAGATAGACCATCTGAAAACATTTCCTTTTAGGTGTCCGGCACTGATTCCTGAAGATGAAAGCATCCGGGCCTTGTATTACAAAAGATATGCAATCCTGTATGAAGTATTAGAAGATGAAGTGGTTATTTTGAATATTAAGCACACAAGAAAAGGGCAGATATAATCTGTCCTTTTTTCTTTGTTACGCACTCTTTCCTGGGCAATTATTGATGAAATAGAAATACAACCTTGCCAAGAATTGCGAATTGGTGGGAACACCTTTTTCCGGATTGATACTATTGCGGAATAATTTATTGATTTGTGCCAGGCTTCCATGCAACCATGCGGTTGTGATTGAATGCCGGATGTTTCTTTCTACAGCAGCCGGTGTAGTCTGAAACTTTTTAGCAATGTCGATATACAACAATTTGGTTACATGGTGCAGGTACTTTTCATCCATCAAAATAAGCTGTTCCGCATAGGTGATGTATTGGAAGCCCATCACAGATGGTGACAATCCAATATCAAGTAATAAATCCTGAATTTCCGCTTCGGTTACTTTTGCCTTTCTCATATATTTTTCTCCTTTTACTGCTTTGTATATGAATAATATTCCAAATATTGACAAATAAAAATATTTCAACTAACATAAATAAATGTCGAATGATGTATACGAAATGTCAAGTTTGACACAGAAAGGGAAAAGGTATGGAGAAGAAGAAAAAGAAAGTATTATGGATTTGGGTTGTGATTATTGCCTTATTTGCGGTGGCAATAGGCATTGCAGGTATGGGTGATGCAGAAGCAGAGAAGAAGCCGGAATTTACAATGCTATCAAATGATGCTATAGGTGCATCCAAACATACAGTTGAACCGACAGGCACTTATGAGGTTGTATGCGTAGAAGGGCATGGCACATTGATTATCAATGATGATGATCTGTTTGTACTTGCCAAAGACGAATACAAAGGTACAGAATACAGTGGATTGACTTATGAAGAAAAGGCAACCATTGAATTAAAGGGCAATGATGAACTGCTTGCAAGGGCCTTCAATTCATCAGAATTTAAACTTGAATTTTACATAGTTGAGTAAACAAAAAGCCACTTTTATAGTGGCTTTTTTGTCCTGAAAAACACCATTTGCGTACTGTGTACGCATTCTGTACGCACTGGCAGAGTTGTTTTAAATTATAAGAAAAGATGCTAAATGATGAAAAAGTATCGTTTTTCCTTGGTACCACAGCATTTTCAAGGATTCTAGGTGATGAAAAACGATATAAAAAGATGCTAAAAACCTTGGATTCCACTTCTTGTGGAAGTGGTAAAAAGTATAAGAAATGTTGTGGGCGAAAGTAAGAAAACCCTTATTTTATGCGGTTTCTAGCACTTGCACCATAATTGAAAAATAGGGTTTTTGGTGTTCCTGTACGCATCCTGTACGCATCAGTACCGGTGTACGCACTTTGCGTACAGGAATTATTTTACCCTTTTCAGCAAAACATCAGAGTTTGCAAACATTTCAGTAAGAACAGCTTCAGCAGCTTCCTTGGCTTCCTGTTCTGAATTGAAGGTTGATTTCTGAAGGTTCTTCCGTTTTCCGTTTTCGTCATAGGTTGTGATGGAATATCCCCAGGAATATCCATTGTGTTTGATAGAATAGGATTTGATGTTGGTGCCATCTGTCCACACATTCTTTCCTTTGACCTTTTTGGCTTCAGAGGACCATATACAATTTTCAGGGCAGAAATCAAGGGCCTTATCTTTGCGAATCAGTGACAAATCATCCTCATATCCATTTTCCATTGCCCATTGTTCAAATACTTCATAATCAAGCCATTCTTCATAGAATTTGATACCTTTCCGGGAATAGAAGGATGTTGTGTTGCATCTGTTCTTGGTAGATTTCCAAATTTCATAAAGCCTTTCATTTTTGTACTTCACATTCAACTTGCCGACCTTCTCAAATATCTCCATAGACTTCACACGCATTTCATCCGTATTTGATACATATGTATCCATAGTAGTTTTAATGGATGCATGGCCAAGCCTTTCTGATATATCCTTAATCTGCAATTCATCCGTATTTGATACCAATACTGTTGCATGAGTATGCCGGAGCATATGGAAATGGAAATCTTCAAAGCCCATTTCTGTTTTGACAACCTTATTTACATACTTCATAGGCACTGTTCCCCGGAATTCACCATTTTCCTTCACACATACAAGCTTCACTCTTGGATAAGGACAAAGCCCGGCTTCATCTGTTTGTGATATAATCCGGTGTTCTGTTCTGCCATTGGCAAGCTTTTCTTCCTTCAGGTAGTGCTTCACATAAAATTCACCATATTCCGCTTCAGCCTTTTCCTGCAAATCTTTGTACGCAATGAGAGCATTCAACAATTCATCACCTATTTTGATGGACCTATAGGAAGAATTGTTTTTCAGTGATCCGAGATACCACCGGTTCAGGGCCTTGCCTTTTTGTGGCTTCCTTCCGGCAAGGGCATCTTTATCCTTCACCTTGCATTGTTGGCGAACATGAATGATGCCATTTTCCAAATCAATATCATCCCAGGTAAGGCCATATACTTCACCAATTCGCATTCCGGTGTAGTAGCCAATCAGCATTGTGTAATATTGATATGGTGACCTTCTGAAGCGGTCAAGAACAGCTTCCATTTGTTCCTTTGATAATATACTAGGCTTTGCTTCTTTTGGCTCAAATTTGGGCAATTTGACAGGTTCAGCAATGTTGTATGGGATAAGCTTTGCTGTGTATGCAGCATAACCAAAAGCACCTTTACACACCTTCAGGATGTTCCCCAGGTATGCCTTGGTGAATCCTCTTTTGACATAAATATCATTTATCATATTCTGCAATGTCATTACATCAATGGATTTCAGCATGAAGTGGCCAATCCTGGGCTTGATGTGGCTATTAATTATGGTGGTATAGGTTGATACAGTGTTATCCGCAAGGTTTACCACCGCATAATTGTTCAGCCAATAATCAAGATAATCTGCCACAGACATTTCAGAAGGTTCAAAGTGCTTTCCTGCCCGGAGATATTCAGCCAGGGCAATGTTGCCTGCTTTTTCGGCTTCTTCTTTTGTCTTAAAGCCTGCCTTGGAAGCATACTTTCTTTTTCCATCCACCTTTGCTAATTCAAAGCGGTACTGCCAGGAAGGTTTCTTTTTGTCACCTCTATTGGTGATTATCAATCTTGCCATAAAATCATCCATCCTTTCTATGCAAAATGTAAAAAAATAATTTTTTTTAAAAAAGATATGTTTTTCGACATAATTTCTTGAAAATTACCATTATAGTAAAATCATTCAAAAAAGATATTGTGTTCTGAATATTATTTTTATATAATAAATATGGAACATCTGTTCCTGCCCTGGTTGAAAGGAGTTACCTTATATGAAAGAAGAGTACATACAAAAAATTATTGAATTATTACAACAATGCGATAATGTACAAATCCTTGATATTATCCTGAAACTACTTCAAAAAAGCTGATAGCATCTGTTTAACACCTGCTATCTTTTCAGAATCTAAACTATAAAGGGATTCTACTACATCATAAAAATCAGAATCCTTCGTCATTCTCAAAACGACATCAGTAATGGTGTCGTTATTTTTTTGCATTTCCCTGTGTTCTTCTGTTTTTTCTTCGATCAAGTCTGATTTTAATATTCCAAAGTAATCAGCCATAATTTCTATGCGGTCAATGCGTGGGTATTTCTTACCATTTATCCATTCGGTTACAGTTGAATAAGGGAATCCCCAAATTTCCGCAAGCTCTTTTCTGTCTTTTCCTGATTTATCTATATAGTATCTTAGGTTTTTGGAAAAGGTTTCTTTGTTTCCAATGTTGCTCATGTAATCACCACCTTTATAAACACATATTACACTTTAAAAGTTATTTTTGCAACAAATTTTGTAAAAAAAGACGCTTTAGGTGTTGACAAAATTATTTTGGTATAGTATCTTAAGTTTCAGAAACGCTTAAAGCGTCACACAAAAATGAAGAAAGAAGGTGAAAGAATGTCAAAACTCACATTGAAGGCAGCAAGAGTTAATGCAGGGCTTACTCAAAAAAAAGCTGCAAAAAGATTGAAAGTAAGCAATAAAACGCTGTGCAGGTGGGAAAATGGTGTGTCTATGCCAAAAGCAGATAAGATTGATGCCATTTGCGAATTGTATGCGGTTCCTTATGACAATCTTATTTTTTTTGTTAAGAAAAACGCTTAAAGCGTTAGAAAGGAACAAGTTATGGCAACGGAAGATATGCTTTACACAGTGCCGGAAGTGGCAGAGATTTTGAAAACCAATGTTGATTTTGTGTACAAGCTGCAAAGGGCCGGGAAGCTTAGATTTATGAAAATCGGCAGGCTGAAATGCAGGAAATCAACCTTGGAACAGTTTCTTGAAAAGTATGATGGATGCGATATTAGCGATCCATTCAACATTCAGAGTTTGGAAGGAGAAAATTAAGATGGATGAAAAATTGATTTATGGCGGTGAAGCAACAGTTGAGGATTTATGCAGGTTGAATGAGTTAGGCTTTGAATTTGTGGTTGAGGATGGGGTGATTACAGATGTACTTCACTGATAATCCGGTTGCAGATGCTGAAAGGTACATGGCAGAGCAGGAAGAAGAATTGAAGAAGTTGCCGGTGTGTGATTATTGCAATGAGCCTATCCAGGAAGAATACTATTTTGACATTGAAGGTGACATTATCTGTGAAACCTGCTCGGATAGGTTTTTCAGAAAGGATGTGGCTGATTATGTCGGTTGAAATTTGGAAGCCGGTTGTGGGATATGAAGGGCTTTATGAAGTCAGCAGTATGGGCAGGGTGAAAAGCCTTAAAAGAAACACTGCAATAGATAGAATATTGAAGCCACACAACACAAAGAAATATTTTCAAGTGTGCCTTTGCAAGAATGGAATCATAGCATATAAGACTGTTCACAGATTGGTAGCTGAAGCATTCATTCCAAATCCTGATAATCTGCCGGAAGTGAACCACAAGGATGAAAACAAGCTGAATAATGAAATTTCAAATTTGGAATGGATTTCAAGGATTGGCAATCTTACATACGGAACAAGGCTTCAAAGGATTGGAAGGGCAAAGGCAAAGGCTGTGAAGGCTTTTGATGCTGAAGGTGTTCTTGTTGGAGAATATACAAGCATAAATGAAGCTGCTGAAGCAACAGGCCTTGCACCAATCAATATAAGCAGATGTTGCAGGGGCATATATAAGCGGTCAGGGGGTTACAAATGGCAATACATAGAATAACATTCGACAGCAAGGAAGAATGGCTGAAGCATAGGACAAGAATTGGTGGATCAGATGCTTCCGCAATCCTGGGGATGAATCCTTGGAAGTCAAACATTGAATTATGGCTTGAAAAAACAGGGCAATCCACACCGGATGATATTTCAGATAAGGATTGTGTGAAATATGGTGTTGCTGCTGAACCTTTATTGCGTGATTTGTTTGCATTGGATTTCCCGGAATATGAAGTTGAATATTTTGGTGACAACATGATTTTGAATGATGATTACCCTTTTGGTGCAGCTTCCCTTGATGGTGAATTGACGGAAAAGGAAACAGGGCGAAAAGGCATTCTTGAAATCAAAACAACAAATATTCTTCAGAGTATGCAGAAGGAAAAATGGAGAGATAAACTGCCTGATAACTATTATGTGCAATGCCTTCATTACCTACTAATCACAGGTTATTCATTTGTAGTATTGGTTGCACAGCTAAAATCTGAATTTAATGGCGAGATTTACAAGCAAGTGAAACATTACCACATAGAAAGAGCAGAGGTGCAGGCAGATATTGAATTTTTGGAATCTTCTGAAAGGGAGTTTTGGAAGCAGGTGCAGGAGAGGAAAAGGCCGGGGCTGATATTGCCGGAGATTTAGGGGGAACAACATGCAGCAAGAATACACACAACTTAATTTGGCTTACGAGATAGAGAAAAAGAACAGCAAGGACCATGTGGCAACACCAAGGTATGTTGTAGAGGATATTTACAAGCTGATACATATTGAGGAATTCAACAATATTTGGTTCCCATTCAACAATTATGACAGTGAATTCAAGTTGAAGGCTGATGAACTGAACCTGAAATATAAGGCAACACACATTTTTGATGATTTGGGCAATGACTTCTTCAAAACGGAACCACCGGAAGATTGTGATCTGTTGATAAGCAATCCACCATTTTCAATTCAAAATGACATTATCAAGCGGACTTTTGAACTGATAGATGCCGGGAAGGTAAAGGCCTGTTGTTTGCTTCTGCCATTAGCAACCTTGGAAACACCTTCAAGGGCAGAAATATATGAAAAGTATGCGGATAAGCTGTCAATCTTGATTTTCAAGAAAAGAATCAAATTCCTGGGGCATACACAGGTATTCAACAAAGGGTGTTGTTGGATTTGTTACAACATCAAACCATTGCTAAAGAATCGCATCTATTGGGTGTAAGGATGTACAAAAGATACCAACACAAAACGATTTGAAAGGGTATCTATGAAAGAATTTAAGAGTTTCTACAAAGAAGTAACAGGAAACGAGGGTGGCAAATGCCACTATAACACAAGGCTTGATACATATGGCTGTGGATGCCAACACGATTGTTCTTATTGTTACGCAAAAAGCCTGTTGGATTTCCGGGGCCTATGGGATGCAAAGGAACCTTCTGTTGCAGACATTAAGAAGATTGAACGGAAGATTGCAAAGCTTCCCCAGGGTACTATTATCCGGCTTGGTGGCATGACAGATTGCTTTCAGCCATTGGAAGAACAGATGCATGTTACCGGGGAAACAATCAAGCTTCTAAATCAGTATGGCATAGGCTATCTGATAGTAACCAAATCTGATTTGGTATGTGATTATATGCACATTCTTGACAAGGACCTGGCACACATCCAAATCACTACCACATGGGTGCCATGTGAAAAGGCAGTAAGTACAGAAAGACGAATCAAGGCCATTGAAACACTGTATGAAGTAGGTTTTGATGTGGCGGTTAGGTTATCGCCATACATTCCGCAATTTGTGGATTATGAACGGTTGAACAGTATCAAATGCAACAAGATAATCATTGAATTTTTAAGGGTAAACCATTGGATCAAGAAATGGCTGCCACTTGATTATTCTGATTATACAGTAAAGCAATCCGGGTATGAGCATTTGCCACTATCCAAGAAAATTGAATATCTGTCAAAGGTAACAGGTTTTGATGAAGTATCAGTTTGTGAGGATGTGACAGAACACTTTGAGTATTGGAAAGAAGCGGTGAATTGGAACAAAGAGGATTGCTGCAATTTACGAAAATAGCGAAAGGAAAAGAGGTTGTCCGGACATAAAACCATGGTTTCCTTTCAGGGATGAAAATGAAAGTTTTAAGTTTATTTGATGGTATATCATGCGGAATGGTTGCACTTGAAAGAGCAGGTATTGAAGTTGATGCTTATTATGCCAGTGAGATAGAACCAAATGCAATCAAGATTTCAAAAAAGAATTATCCGCAGATCATACAGATTGGGGATATAACCAAAATCACAGAAGAAATGCTTGATGAAATAATGCCTATTGATTTGGTGATAGGTGGAAGCCCATGTCAGGATTTGAGTGTTTACAAATTTGACAGGGGGGATGCAAAAGGGCTTGAAGGAACAAAAAGCAGTCTGTTTTATCACTATGAAAGAATCTTGAAATATGTCAAACCACAATATTTTCTGCTAGAAAATGTGCCAATGCAAAGGGAATGGGAAGATGTCATTACTGAATTACTAGGTGTTGAACCAATCAAGATAGATTCCAACCTTTTGTGTGCAGCTGACAGAAAAAGATTGTATTGGACAAACATTCAAGGGATTGAACAACCACAAGATAAAGGGATTTTGCTGAAAGATATTGTGGTGCCTGCTGATGATGTTCCTGAAAAGTATTGGTATACAAAACCATTCATTTACAACGGAGATGATAAAAAGGTTCAATGCACATTGCAGATGAATGGACACAGACACATGAAGGAGGTTTACAACCTGAATGGAAAGTGCAACACACTAACCACTTGTGCGGGTGGAAATTTGCAGAAAAAAGTTTATCAGAACGGAAGATGCAGAAAACTCACACCGCTTGAATATGAAAGGTTGCAAACGCTTCCGGATGGCTACACAGAAGGAGTTGCTGATTCCCACAGGTATAATGCAATCGGCAATGGATGGACAGTTGATGTGATTGCACACATCTTGTCATATATCAAAGAAGAAAAGGAGAAAGAAATGGAACTGAAAGTAAAAGCACCTACATTTCCTGAAGTAATCGAATTCAATTTTGATGAATTGAAGCAGGAAATCACAGAAAGGGCATCCACCTATGTGAACCTTGTTTATTCTGAAGAACAGATTCAGGATGCCAAGAAGGACAGGGCCACACTGAACAAGTTTGTAAAAGCCCTGTCAGATGAACGCATCAAAATCAAGAAGGAGTGTTTGAAGCCCTATGAAGATTTTGAAGCCAAGATTAAGGAACTTGACAAGATTGTCAGTGTAGCCATTAGCAACATTGATAGTCAGGTGAAGGGTTATGAGGAAAAGAAGAAGCAGGAAAAGCTTGATGAAATTACAAACTTCTTCAATTCAACCGACCATCCGGAATGGTTGCATATTTCACAGATTATGAATGAAAAGTGGCTGAATGCATCTGTGTCCATGAAAGCTGCCATTGGTGAAATGGATTCCCGGTTGGAACAGATTGAAAGTGACCTTGTTACACTTGCTAATTTGCCTGAATTTGGCTTTGAAGCAACAGAGGTATATAAACGTACACTTGACCTTGGAACAGCCATAAGTGAAGGCCAAAGGCTTGCAGATATGGCAAAGAGAAAGGCTGAAGCAGAGAGGTTGAAGGCTGAAAGGGAAGCAGAGCAGGCAAGATTGGCTGCTGAAGCTGAAGCATGGGAACAGGCAGAAAGAGAAGCACAGAAGATTCATGAGGAAGAAGCATTCCAGGCAGATGCCATGAATCCACCGGAACAGCTAAAGCAGTGGGTATCATTCAAGGCACTTTTGACAGTGGATCAGGCAAAGGAACTGAAGCGGTTCTTTGATGATAGATGCATAGAGTTTGAAGCAATTTAGGAAGGATGGTGTGAAATATGATTATAAGCAAAAAAGGATTTCTCACAATAAGCGGAAGTGTATCTGAATTGATGGCAGATTTAGGAGTTATTGTTGATGCATTGAATACACAATTATCTGAAGAATATAGCGGTGAAGAAGCCAAGAAAATGATTACCGAAGCAGTTGAAATGGGTTTTGAATCAGAAGAAGAGAATGAAGCAAGGCTTGAAAAGGCAAAACAGGAAGTTGCTAAAAAAATTACTAAAATTATTTTGAAAGGATTGGTGTAAAAGATGGCAGTAAATAATTCATTAGTACAGAAAAGCAATCAGCGGTTGGGCATCACCGCATATTTAACAAATGATGCAGTGAAAAATCAGATTAATAATGTGATAGGTGGCAAGGATGGCACCAAGTTTATATCAGCGGTGGTTTCCGCAGTAAATAACAATCCGGCACTTCAGGAATGTACAAATCAATCCATCCTGGCGGCAGCCTTACTTGGTGAATCCCTGAAACTTTCACCATCACCACAGCTTGGACAGTATTACATGGTGCCTTTCAATGACAAGAACAAGGGCAAGGTTGCACAGTTTCAGCTTGGTTACAAGGGATATATTCAGTTGGCCATCCGGTCCGGTCAGTATAAGAAACTGAATGTTCTTGCTATCAAAGAAGGTGAATTGATTCGCTTCAATCCTTTGGAAGAAGAAATTGAGGTTAGCTTGATTGAAGATGAAGAAGCAAGGGAGCAGGCACCGACCATTGGCTATTATGCCATGTTTGAATACACCAATGGATTCAAGAAGGCAATGTATTGGAGCAAGGTAAAGATGGAAGCCCATGCCCTGAAGTATTCCATGGGATATAGAGCAAAGAAGGGCTACACCTTTTGGGAAAAGGATTTTGATGCTATGGCATACAAAACCATGCTTAGACAGATTATCAGCAAATGGGGCATCATGTCCATTGAAATGCAATCAGCCCTGGATGCGGATATGGCTGTAATCAATGAGGATGGCACAAAATCTTATGTTGAGAATGAGCCGGAAGCAGACATTATTGAAATGCATGAGGTTCCAAACGGACAGGAAGCCATTGCTGCACCTGCTGAAGAACCAACACAGGAGCCGGAAGCACCGCAGGATGCACAGATGGCCTTGTTTGGCAAATAAATAGGTTGCAACACCTGCCGGAAGGCAAAAGAAACTATTAACCTTACATTGTCCATGCAAGGAATGAATATATCACAAATTTAAAGCCATGGTCAGATGCCCGGCTTCCTTCCTGGGAGCCGGGAGAAAGGGGAAAGCAGATGGCAAAGATAAACAGCAAGCAGAAGGGGGCAAGGTTTGAAAGAAGCCTTGCATCCAAATTCAAAGAATATGGATATGAAGCCCGGAGAACAGCACAGTATTGTGGCAACACAGGGGATGCATCTGATGTTGTGGGATTGCCGGGAATACATATTGAAGCGAAGCATCAGGAAAGAATGCAGCTATATGATTGGATGGATCAGGCGAAAAGGGATTCTGAAGGAACCGGGAATATGCCGGTGGTGTTCCACAAGAAGAACAATGCAGAAATCCTTGTTTCTATGAGATTTGAAGATTGGATGCAGATATATAACGAATGGCAGAATGCCAGGTTTTTGGAAGGATGTGAGTATTGATGGCAAAGGTAGACCATAAGCCAACACAGAATGAAAGAATTATTGATTACATGAATAGATTCGGCAGTATTACACAATTGGAAGCATTGCGTGATTTAGGTGTGATGCGTTTGGCATCCCGGATTTCAGACCTTAGAAGCAGGGGTGTGCCAATCGAAAGTGAAATGATAGAAGTTAAAAACAGATTTGGTGAGAAAGGCCATGCGAAAAGATACAGATTAGGAAAGTGAGGAATGAGTGATGGTTTGCAGTTTCAATACCGGTGCAAAGATAAAGGATTGCAATGAAGATTGCAGGCACTTCAGTACATGTACAAGAAATCCACACAGAAAAGATATGAAGGAAGGGCAGAAGAATGGCAGAAAAAAGGATGTTTACGCAAAAAATAATTGATAGTGATGCTTTCCTTGATATGCCTTTATCAACGCAGGCTTTGTATTTCCATTTGAATATGAGAGCTGATGATGATGGATTCATAAACAATCCAAAACGGATTCAGCGGACCATAGGGGCATCAGAAGATGATCTGAAGCTGCTGATTGCCAAAAGGTTTGTAATTTGCTTTGAAAATGGTGTTATCGTCATTAAGCATTGGCGAATGCATAACACCTTGCGAAAGGACAGATACAATCCAACACACTACCAGGAACAGCTTGCTATGCTTGAAGTAAAAGGCAATAATGCATACACAGAAAAAGAGTGTGGTAACCACTTGGCAACCACTTGGCAACCAAATGGCAACCATTTGGAACCACAGTATAGTATAGATAAGTATAGTATAGATAAGAGTAGTTTAGTAGAGGATAATATACCGGATTCTGACGAACCGGAACCACCTGCACCTGATAAAAAACCTGTTAAGCATAAATATGGTGAATATCAAAATGTGCTTCTTACTGATGATGAATTGCAGAAATTAAAAACTGAATATTCTGATTATCAGCAAAGGATTGAAAATCTATCATCCTATGTAGCATCTACCGGCAAGAGGTATAAAAGCCATTATGCCACTATCAGGAATTGGGCAAGGAAGGATGCAGAAAAGCCGGGAAGAAAAGAGATTGTACCAAAGTGGATAAATAAGGAGCAGCAGCAATATGATTTTGAAAACCTGGAAGATGCTTTGCTTGCCAATGGTACCAAAACAGCCGGGAATGATCCTGCTGTGGCAGCCAGGGCAGATGCATTGAAGGAAAAATTGGCGAACAGATAGGAGATTATAAGATGGGAAAATTTGTAGTTTATGAAGCTACTAATATTAAGACCGGTGAAAAGATTGTCGGTACAGGGGTGGAATTATCAGAGAGATTCGGAGTGACCAGGGCATATATCAGTAAGCAGTGGTCGGAAGGTGGTTGCATGGAAAGTTTAAGATTACCGGAAGTTTCAAAAATAATGTTGGAACAGATTAAATACAGAAAGGTGGAGAATGAGCATGAATGATGTATGGAAACGGATATTTAAGAAATATATAGATTGCCATGAAGCTATTCACACATTGGAAATTAACAGTGTTATAGATGGTGATGAAGCTGATTCGCATAGAAATCAATTACTGCATGAAATCATTGAAACTATGAAATCAGAAGTAGAAGAATAGGGGGGTGATTGAATGAATTGGATGGGGTTATTTCTTTTCTTGGCAACAGCAGTGACATTCTTTGTCTATGGCATGATTGTTATGGCTGTAATGTCAGCAAAGGAAAAAGAAGATGTTTATACGGATGCTTACAAGCTTGGATATGAGGTTGGAAAGAAGGAAGGTGAAAAGAATGGATGCGAAAAAGTATTTGAAACAACTTAAAAGACTTGATACCATGATTACAAATAAGCTTATCGAGAAGGAACAATGGAAGGCCATTTCATTAGGTACCACAGCACAACTTGGCGGTGAAAGGGTGCAGGCATCCGGGAGCCAACAGAAGATGGCTGATGCGGTTTGCAAATACATAGATATTGAAAAAGAAGTGGATGCCTGCATTGATAGGCTGATAGACACAAAGAAAGATGTGATCAGTGTGATTGAACAGCTAAACACCACCGAATATGACCTTCTGCACAAAGTTTATGTTCAGTATATCACATTGGAAGATATTGCCGATATATATGGTAAGAGTTATTCCTGGGTAACAACAGTGCATGGCAGAGCATTGAAGGCGGTGCAGCAAATATTAGAAGAACGCAGGAAAGAGTAAATAAAGGCGGTGAGAGGATGGGCAAGGTTATTGATTTGACCGGCAAAAGGTTTGGCAGACTTATAGTGATTGAAAGGGCAGGAAAAATAGGAAATCATATATCTTGGATTTGCCAATGTGATTGTGGCAATATAACAAAACCTATTTCCGGTAATAATCTAAAAAAGGGCCATGTGAAATCTTGTGGGTGCTTGTACAGGAAACATGAAATGCATGGCACTAGACTATATTCGATTTGGAATGGAATGAAAAGCCGGTGTTATAATGAAAATCATATACATTATAATGATTATGGTGGAAGAGGGATAACCATCTGTGACGAATGGAAAGATGATTTTCAGGCCTTTTATGATTGGGCAATGGAAAATGGGTATCAAGAGGAAATGACCATTGATAGGAAGGATGTAACCGGCAATTATGAACCATCTAACTGCCGGTGGACAACCATGAAAGAACAGCAAAACAATAGGCGAAATAATATTGTAATTACATACAATGGAAAAACACAAACTCTTTTACAGTGGGCAAATGATACAGGTATTGATTATCATAAGCTTTTAATGAGATTAAACAGAGGATGGAGCATTGAGAGAACATTGAGCGAAAAGTGATATGAATTGTATGTGTTGTGACTTTTGTGCAAAAGTTTGTATGTATTGTGACTAAAGTGTATATTGTTTTTTGAAAATTTGCGTGGTAATATGAATAATAGAAAAATGACCTGAAGGCATTACTATATACCGGTAGTGCCTTTTTTCTATGCCCATTTCCATGACTTTCTCCCATGGATGTGGGCTTTTTGTATGTGATGATTTAAGGAAAGGAGTGTTGCAGGATGGCTTTATCAGATAAGCAGAAACGATTCTGTGATGAATACCTGCTTGATATGAATGCTATTAAAGCAGCACTTAGAGCCGGTTATTCAGAAAGCACAGCAAGATATGCAAGCAAGTGGATAAATGAAAACGAAAGCCCACAAAAACCCACTGATAAAACTAAGTCAAAATTCAATCCTGAAATGCGAGAATACATTGATGCAAGGATGGCCGAAAAGGAAAAAGAACTGATTGCGGACCAGGATGAAGTGATGAAATACCTTACAGCGGTAATGCGTAGGCAAATGACAGATTCTGTTGTGGTTACATTGAGCCGGGAAACATCAAAATATGTGCCTGATGAAAATGGAACCATGAGAAAGCAGACAGTGAAGGAAGAATTGCCACAGATAGTAAATATACCGGCACAATTAAGGGATGCCAACAAAGCTGCCGAATTGCTTGGCAAGGCTTATGGCATCTATACAGACAGGATAGAAACAGATGTTGATATGGAATTGAATATCAGCATTGATTATGGTGATGAATAATGAAACATCATGGCAATGGAAATAAAGAAGCACAGAAAAAGAGAAGAAGAGAGAGAATGAAGCATCTACCAAAGAAGCAGCCGGAAAGGGTTCTTCTGATAGATGGCAATTATTCATATTATCCCATTGCTTATTGTTCCAGGTATGGTGCATTTCTTACTGAAGGGCTTGCCAATACACACAGATGCGTAAAAAGGAAATGTGGCAGATATAAGGTTGATGATTTTGTATGAATATAAATGTTCAAATGAATCCATGCTTCCGGGAAGTAGACAGAAGCAAGAAAAGATATATAGTCATGAAGGGCAGTGCCGGTTCCGGCAAATCTGTTGATACAGCACAGCATTATTTGTTAAGGCTGATGAAGGACAAGGGCAGGAACCTTGTTGCAATGCGTAAATCTGATATTACAAATAGGGATTCCACCTTTGCTGAATTAACAGGTGCATTGTATAGGATGTTCGGTGATAAGTATGAAAAGTATTGGAAGGTAAACCTTTCACCTTTGATGCTTACATTCAGGAATAATGGCAATCAGATTATATTCCGAGGAATGAATGATGATAGGCAAAGAGAAAAATTGAAGTCAATCACATTCCCCAGGGGAAAGCTTACTGATGTATGGCTTGAAGAAGCAACAGAGTTTACACAAGCTGATTTGGAAATCATAGATGACCGTTTGCGTGGTGAACTTCCTGAAGGGCAATTCTATCAAATTAGAATGACATTCAATCCGGTAAACAAAAGCCATTGGATAAAAAAGAAATTCTTTGATTATCAGGATGAAGATACATTCACACATCACAGTACATACCTGGGGAACAGATTCATTGATGAAGCTTACCACAGGCGAATGGAAAGAAGAAAGATTGTTGATCCGGAAGGTTATCAGATTTATGGATTGGGTGAATGGGGCGAAATTGGGGGCCTTATTCTTCATAATTGGGAAATCAAAGATGTATCACAGAATTTGAATGATTATGATGATATAGCCATTGGGCAGGACTTTGGGTTTAACCATGCCAATGCAATCCTTCTATTAGGAATCAAGGATGATAACATATACATCATTGATGAAATCTATGAACATGAAAAGGACACTTCAGAAATCATTCGGAAGGCTATTGTAAAGGCCATACCTGCAAAAAGGCAGATGTGGTGTGATTCAGCAGAGCCGGACAGAATAAAGGAATGGACCAAGGCAGGCTTCCGGGCAAGGGGAGTGGATAAAGGTGGTTCCAAGGGTTCTGTGAATGCCCAAATAGATTGGCTGAAGCAAAGGCATATATATGTGCATCCCCATTGTGTGAATACCATTAAGGAAATGCAGCAATGGAAGTGGAAGAAGGATGAAAAGACAGGGGAATATCTTGATGAACCTGTACCGGTAATGGATGATGCAATGGCTGCTTTGCGATATGGCATAGAAGGATGGCGAAAGATTAAGAAGTGGCTTGTATAATGCCATAATTCTTGCGAAAAACAGGGCAAATTTAAACGATAACAGCAAAGATGATGAAATACCCATGAAGGCACAAAAAGCCCTAAATGGGGCAAATAGAAAGGCGGTGCAAAATGCTAACTATTGAAGAAATAAAGAAGTTTATTGATGATGATGATACATCAGATAAGAAGAAACATGCCAAGAAGGGGCAGGCATACTATGAAGGTGAACACGATATTAAAAACTATCGGTTGTATTACTACAATGCAGATGGTGAATTGGTAGAGGATAAGACAAGAAGCAATATCAAAATATCACATCCCTTCTTCACAGAATTAGTAGATCAGGCGGTGCAGTATATGTTATCCGGCAAGGATGGCTTTATTAAGTCAGATTTACCGGAATTGCAGACAGTATTGGATGAATATTTCAATGATAATGAGGATTTCACAGCAGAATTATTAGAAGTGCTTACAGGATGCCAGGCAAAGGGCTTTGAGTATATGTATGCATACAAGAATGCAGAAGATAAGCTTGCATTTCAGTGTGCGGATTCCCTGGGTGTGGTTGAAGTAAGGGCAAAAGATACTGATGATGGTTGTGAATATGTGATTTATTGGTATGTTGATAGAATCGAGAAGGGCAGAAAGCAGATTAAACGCATCCAGGTATGGGATGCGGAGCAGACATACTTCTATGTGCAGGATGGTGATGGCAATATTGAATTGGATAAATCAGAAGCAATCAATCCAAAGCCACACACACTGTATGAGGAAGAAGGCAAGGATGCCACATTCTATGAAGGATTTGGCTATATACCATTCTTCCGGTTGGATAACAACAAGAAGCAATTCAGTGGCTTAAAAACCATTAAGGAATTGATAGATGATTATGATTTGATGGCATGTGGCTTGTCAAACAACCTTCAGGATGCTTCAGAATACTTGGTTGTGGTTTCCGGCTTCCAGGGTGACAATTTGGATGAACTGATTACCAATACAAAGACCAAAAAGGCCATTGGTGTTGATGAAAATGGCAATGTGGAATTCAAAACAGTGGATATTCCCTATGAAGCACGAAAAGTGAAGCTTGAATTGGATGAAAAGAACATCTACAGATTCGGCATGGGCCTTAATACAGCCGGATTGAAAGATACTTCAGCAACCACCAATATTGCAATCAAGGCCATGTATGCATTATTAGATTTGAAGGTGTCAAAGCTTGAAATTAGGCTGAAGCAATTCCTTAGAAAGCTAATCAAGGCGGTGCTTCAGGAAGTAAATACAGTGGAAGGCACCGATTACCAAATGAAGCAGGTGTATTTTGACTTTGAGCATGAAATCATGAGCAATGCGGAAGAAAATGCACGAATTGAACTGACAGAAGCACAGGTGCAGCAGACAATCATAAATACATTGCTTGGTTTGGCAACACAGCTTGACAATGAAACCTTGATGCAAATGATATGTGATGCCCTTGATATTGATTATGAGGAAATCAAAGGCAAGCTTCCTGATCCAAATGAAGCTGAAAATGCTGTGGCAGATGCCCAAGGTGCCTTGGATGGTGTGCCGGTAGTAGAAGCAGAATAAGGAAGGGGTTAGCCTTCCTTATCTCTTGTCATTGTTTCATTGATTGCACGTTTGATGAAACCATTTACAGTTTCACCTTGGTTTTCAGCGTGAGCCTTAATTGTTTCATAGTGTTCTTTCTGAACATCTAATTGACCGAGAAATAAGAACAGAAGCATCCTGAAAAGGGTGCTTTTTTCGTGCCTGAAAGAAGGTGATATTATCAATAAGCGAGAGAAGGAAGCACAGCAAGTGTTCCTGAACAACGAAAAGGCAGTATTAAAGAAGTTAGAAGAAAGTTATGCAGATGCATTGGCAGAAATCAATGATAAAATAGCAATCCTTCTTGGCAGACAGGATGCGGACCAACAGTATGTGGTGTACCAAGTTGAATTTCAAAAGAGTTTAAAGGCACAAGTTGAAGCAATCCTTGAAACATTGCACAGCAACGAGTTTGAAACCATATCTGAATACCTTACTAAGAGTTATGAAGATGGCTTTATTGGCACCATGTACAATCTACAGGGCCAGGGAATTCCTTTGGTATTTCCCATAGACCAGGAACAGGTTGTTGCAGCCATTCAGCATGAAACAAGGCTTTCTGAAAGCCTATATACAGCACTTGGCAAAGATGTGGTGGACCTTAGAAAGAAGATTGCCGGTGAAATCAGCCGGGGTATATCAAGTGGGCAGATGTACAATGAGATTGCAAGAAATATTGCAGGATGGGCTATGATTCCCAAGAATAATGCAATGAGGATTGCAAGAACAGAAGCACACCGGATTCAGTGCAAAGCATCCATGAATGCCTGCTATAAGGCAAAGGAAAAGGGTGCTGATGTGGTTAAGCAGTGGGATTCTTCCCTTGATGGCAAAACAAGAGCCACACACCGGGAACTTGATGGACAGATAAGGGAATTGGATGAACCATTTGAAGTGGCAGGCATGAAGGCAATGCAACCTGGGGATTTTGGTGATCCGGCTGAAGATTGTAATTGCCGGTGTGCATTATTGCAAAGGGCAAGGTGGGCATTGGGTAATGATTATACAAAATGGTCCGAGGATGCTCCGGTGGTGATTAATGATGAAGGCACCACACAATTCACCATCATTGAAGCCAAGAATTATGAATCCTTCAAGAAGCAATATAAAGAAGCTGTTGAAAAAATGGGAGAAAGTGGTAAAATAGTATACAAGGAAGCTGCAACAATAGAAGAAGCAAAGAAGTATGCCAAAGAAACATTAGGCTTTTCGACAGCAGATTACGATAAAATGAATCTTGGTGTTGCCAATGCTGTAAATAGAGAAATGACTAACATGTATAATGTATTTGGGAACATACATGACGCAGGATTCCTTGATGGTGTTAGATTATATCCTAAAAAAGCAAGTTGGTATGCTGCATATTCTCCAGGATGGAGAGAAGTGTGGCTGAAGAATGTTTCATCAAAAACTGCACTTTCCAAAATGGCAAAAGATGCAAAAGAGCAATTTGAATTTGGATTTTGGAGTGGTTCAGATGCCATGCAATCCGTAAGGCATGAAGTAGGTCACGCAATACAACATATGTACACTGATTCTATTGCAGGGAATCCATACGGAAATTCCGTACAGAAATTAAGAGATATAGGCAAATTAAGAAAAGAAGTAATGGATGCCTGTGGTATTACTTCATGGAGTATGAGAGATACGGAAGAACACAGGAAAGCAGCAGGAAACATATTGTCATATTATGCACTTAAAACAGATGGTGAATTTATTGCGGAATCTGTTGCTGAATATATGGCAGGCAATCCAAGGGAAACTGCAAAGAAAGTTGTGGAAATATTGTTAAGAAAGGAATGATTTTATGCTTCTTACAATGAAACAAATGAAATATCTTGAACCGCATGGGGAAGATACATACAAATTCATAGGTAAAGACTTGGCAACAGAAGATGAAAAGCAGGATTTAAAAGAGATTGATGAATCTTTTGTTGATTTGTATGGAAAACATATGATTATAAATCATGAAGAACTAATATAAAAAGCATCTTGCAGAATATGTAGGGTGCTTTTTTGATGTGAAAAATTGAATATCTGATATTTAAGGGCATTATCTGTGAGAAATCCGCAGAAATGCCCTTTTAATATGCAAAAACTAAGAAAGAGAGGAAAGCAACATGAAGATTGATTGGAAAAGAAAATTGACAAGCAGGAAGTTTTGGGTTGCTGTAATTGGTTTGATTACTTCCACACTGCTTATGTTTGGCATGGCAGAAAGTGAAGTATCACAAATTGCAGGTATTCTTATGCAGGCAGCAACAATTATTGGCTATATTATTGGCGAAGGCTTGGCAGATGCAGCCGGTGCTGTTCCTGTTAGCGAAAAAGAACAGGAGTGATGAACCATGGCAAAGATTATAGCAATAGATGCAGGGCATGGCCGGAATACAGCCGGAAAACGTGTCACATTAAAAGGTTATCCTGATACAAGGGAATGGACCTTGAATGACAGAATTGCAGACAGATTGGAAAAGATGCTTGCTGATTATGATTGCAAGGTGATCAGAGTGGATGATACCACAGGGGCAAAGGATATTTCCCTTGCAAATCGTGTGGGTAAAGCCAACAGTGCAAAAGCAGATATTTATATATCTATCCACCATAATGCAGGAATCAAGGGTGGTGCCGGTGGTGGTACTGTGGTGTATTACTATTCAAGTGATATTAAGCGAAGGGACCAGGCACAGAAGCTTTACAATTTCATCACTGATGAAACAAGGCTTTATGGCAATAGAAGTCAGCAGGTATTGAAGAATGCATTCTATGTATTGAAGAATACAAGGATGCCTGCATTCCTGATTGAAAATGGCTTTATGGATTCCACAACGGATGTGCCTATTATTCTTTCAGCAGCACATGCAGAAAAGACCGCAGAAGGCATTAGGGCCTTTGTGGTACAGGAATTAGGGCTTACCAAGAAAAAGGCAACAGAGAAGCCCACAGAAGCCCAGGATGGCACATTGTATTGTGTCCAGGTGGGTGCATATTCCGCAAAATCCAATGCGGAAGCAATGCAGAAGAAATTGAAGGCAGCCGGATTTGATGCTGTCATTGTAACCAAGTAATAAAGAACTGTTTCCAAAATGGAAATGGTTCTTTTTATATTGCCGGGAAGGTGGCATTTATACCTTCAAATATGCCCTGTCGCATGGCATTAAAACTAGGCTTGTCTACCGGTGGCACCGGATAAAACAGCAGACAAAGGAAAGGAAAAGGATATGGAGTTTTTAAAAGAGTTATTAGGTGAAGAACTTTATTCACAGTTTGCAGCAAAAATCAATGAACACAACGGAAACGAAGCAAACAAGGAAAATCAGATTAAGATTGCGAACCTTGGCACCGGTGAATATGTCGGCAAGGGTAAATATGATGCCCTGAATGATTTGTTAAAGGGAAAGGATGCTGAACTTACAACAGCCAATGGCCTGATTGCCGAGTTGAAGAAGGGAACCAAGGGCAATGAAGAATTGCAGCAGAAGATTGGCACCTATGAAACACAGGTGGCAGACCTTCAGGCACAGCTTCAGGAAACCAAGATTAAATCTGCAATCAAGGTTGCTTTGCTTTCTGAAAAGGCGGTGGATGTTGATTACTTGACATTCAAACTGAATGAGAAGCTGAAGGAAAAGGGCGAATCCTTAGAACTTGATGAAAATGACAATATCAAGGGTTGGGATGGTTTAAGAGATGGCCTTAAAACGCAATTCCCTACCATGTTTGAATCAAGCACAGGCAATAGGAAGGTGCTTGGTGGCAATAGGCTTCCTGAAGGTGATGGGGACAGAAACACTGAACCGAAGGACCTTGCGGAAGCTTTAAAGATGCAATATGAAACCAAATAAAAAATCAAAGAAGAAAGGTTAAAAATGGTGAAAAATTATGCCTATCACATTAAATGAAATGAAAGTTGGTATGTCCGACAAAATCGCAAAGCAGGTTATTGATACTTTTGTTCGTCAGTCTGAAGTGCTTGAAATGCTTCCTTTTGACAACAGTGTTTCTCCTTCCGGTGGTAGCACTTTGACTTATGGCTACATTCAGAAGAAGTTGCCTTCTACTGCTGCATTCCGTGCTATTAACACTGAATATGCTGCATCCCAGGCTACTGTAGAAAAGAAGTCTGTTGATTTGAAGGTATTCGGTGGTAAATTCCAGATTGACCGTGTTATCAAGCAGGCAGAAGGTATGTACAACAACATGGCAATGCAGATGGAAGAAAAGATTATTGCTGCTGTTGGTACTTTCCACAATGCAATGATCAATGGTGATGCTGCTGTAGATGAAAATGGCTTTGATGGTCTTGATAAATTCCTGGTTGGTCAGTCTACAGAGTACAACACCGACACTGTAATTGACTTATCCACTATGGCGAAGTTAAAGGAAAATGCTGATGTGTTCTATGAAGCACTTTTGAAGCTTATCAATTCTACCGGTGCCCATGCACTCATGGTAAATGCTGATATGAAAACAAAGATTCAGACTGTTGCAAGAATCCTTGGCTACAAGACCGAATCTGAAGAAGCATTTGGCAGAACCATCACTACTATTGGTGAAGGCAAGGTTAGAATTATCGATCTGAAGAATGTAACAGAGGTTACCGGTGAAGGTGATGAAAGAACTGCAACCGAAAAGCCTATTATTGGTGTTAAGGAAAGAAATGTTGCAGGTTCTGCAACTAGCGGTATCACTGATATTTATGCTGTTAAATTCAGTGTACTTGATGGCTTCCATGGTGTAACACTTACCGGCAATAATGCAATCAGTCAGTATCTGCCTAACTTCAACACTCCTGGTGCTGTTAAGGAAGGCGAAGTTGAAATGGTTGCATGTGTAGCATTGAAGAATGTGAAATCCGCAGGTGTTCTTAGAAACATCAAGATTGCGTAATGAAAGGAACAGGTGAACGATATGGCAGCAAAAAAAGCAAATGAAGCAAAGGTTTATATTGTAGAAACTCCGGTTAAGAACTTCAATGGCATTGGTGCCGGTGGTGTTCAGTTTGCATATGGCAGGGCTGAAGTCAATGAGGGTTGGGTGCTTAATTGGTACAAAGATCATGGCTATAAAGTCACTGAAAAGAACAGTGCCAAAGCTGATGATGCCGGTGAAGCTGATAAATAATGAAAGGGGGATTTCCCTATGATTATTTCAGTGGAAGAAGCAAAAGAGCATATTAAAACCGATATGAAAGATTCAGTGCTTGAAGCAAAGCTTCAGGCATTGGAACTTGCCATAAGAGGTTATACCAATAATAACTTCCAAAACAGGGGCATCCGGTACAAATGTTCCATAATGGCACAGAAGGTATATCTTGAGAACCATGTTTTTGAAGTGGGTGATACAGTGCAAATATCAGGTTCATTCTACAATAATGGTGTATATACCATTACAGAAGTGGATGGAGAATTTATTGCACTGAATGAAAAGCTTGTTGGTGAGCCTATGGTGAAGGTAACAAAGGTTGTATATCCCAAGGATGTGCAGATTGGGGCCTTGAACATGCTGAAGTGGGATTTGGAAAACCGGGATAAGGTTGGTGTTCAATCTGAAACGATTTCCCGGCATTCTGTGACATATTTCAACATGGATGGTGATAATTCCATTATGGGTTATCCCAAATCATTGTTGGGCTTCCTGAAGCCTTATATGAAGGCAAGATTCTAAGGGGGTGCTTATATGATTGGTGGCAATATTGAA